ATGGCAGCTCCGGTCAAGGATGGCAAGATTTGGCGACATCGCCTCATGGTCAAGGGTGTTCGGGTGTCAGGCACCTTTGAGACCAAGGCCGCCGCCCTCGCGTGGGAAGCGAGCCAGCGCGTCCAGCTGGCCGAAGGCAAGGCCAAGGTTGTCGAAGAAACTTGCAAGGATGCTTTTGAGCGCTACGAGCGCGAGGTTTCCAGGAACAAGGCCGGGAAGCGCTGGGAGGTCAACCGCCTGGCCGCCATGGGCGCCACATCCCTTGGCACCGTGAAAATCGCTGACGTCGATGAAACCCATGTGGCCGCCTGGCGCGACGAGCGACTCAGGACAGTATCGGGGGCAACGGTTAATCGGGAAATGAACCTGCTGTCGCACGTGTTTTCAGTCGCGCGCAAGGAATGGAAGTGGCTTTCGAAGAGTCCCACGACCGATGTGGCACGGCCGAAGGTCAAGCCACCCAGGGACAGGCTGATAAGCGAGGACGAAATTACCGCCATCTGCCTGGCCCTGGGCTGGGATCAAAAGGCCCCCGGCATGGCGCCAACGACGAAACAGCATCGCATCGCCCTCGCCTTCCTATTCGCCATTGAAACGGCTATGCGGGCGGGAGAAATATGCGGTCTGAGCAAGGCGGACATTTCGGGCCGCGTGGCCAGGTTGAAAATGACGAAAAATGGCTTTCCTCGGGATGTGGCATTATCTCCGCGCGCGCAGGAGATATGGGCGATGGTGCCGGACGGTTTTGATGTTTCGTCCGCCTCCCTAGATGCTCTTTTCCGAAAGGCCCGTGAGCGGGCTGGCGTCAAAGGCCTCACTTTCCACGATACCAGGCACGAAGCCATCACCCGCCTGGCTGGCAAGCTGGGTGTGCTGGATCTGGCGCGCATGGTCGGACACCGCGATATTCGGCAGCTCCAGACGTATTACAACGCAACTGCCGACGATATCGCGGCGAAGCTATGAGGTGTGCTTTTCTGCCCACGCGATCACCTCGCGGGCTTTGTACAGCGCCTGAGATCTCCCTTCCACCGGCAGCCGGATAGGCCGCGGGAACGTCGGCAGGCACACTATGTCGCTGCGTACACGTGCCGCTGAGCGCTTGAAATAGGTAGCCAGGCAGTTGGTATCCCAAAGGTCAACCGACAGCGGCAAAGCCGGCCGTTGCATTTTTTCGATTGCTTCGGCCAGCTTGGCCAGAACGTCAGTTTCGGTGGCGGTCATGCTTGTGCTCCCATTTTCTTCAGTGAAGTAACGCCAAGCCCTAGCAGCTTGGCGAGTAAATACTCAATGCGCGCGCCCTTGCTGAACGGCCAGCCCGGCAGCATCACCAAGCAATCGACGCTCGCCACCTGCGCCACGCTCATGCGCATGTAGCCAAGCCAGCTACCGCAGTCTGGCACCGGGTTCTCAGCAGGGTTGATCACGATGTGGCCGGCGGCACGCAGCACCACCGCCGCATGGTTGAAAGCCGGATAGTTGAATTGCGGATACCCGGTCATGGGGCCGGCGATGTATACACGCATCACTCGCCTACTCTACTGGCAGCGATAGCGGCTTCGATGGCGCGATGCCAGCTGTCGTAGCATTTCTGCGGGTAACCCTCCGCGGGCCGCGATTCTTTGCCATCGCGCTCCGCGGGAAGCCATACATTGCAGTATTCACCATCCATGCTCCAAGATATGCGCGCACCGGATTCGACCATCCACCGCAGGTATTCCGCATCCTTGGCATCGCCCTTCAACGTTTCCAGTTCATCCTTGACGGTCTTCAAATTCACCATCAGCGCCAGGCCAGCGCGTACAAGCTCGGCTTTTTCGTCATCGATATCGCCCTGCGCTGCTGACGCTATCGAACTTTCCGGCAGCGCGTGCCGGTTTTTCTTCAGTGAGCGTATTGCGTCAAATGCGCTTATTGCAGCGATTGTTTCGGATTCCCCGGCTCGCTCGGCAACGGCTTGCACGGCTAATTCCAACGCCGCATCGCGCCAGCCATCCGGCACGGCCACGGGCTGCACCGGGGCGCGGTTATGCAATGCCCATGCGGCTTTTGCGGCTGGCCCCATGACATAACCGGGTTGGTCATCAGGAAGGCTTTCCAGCTTGTCCATGGCAGCGCTCAACTCGTCGAAATCGGGCTTATGCCATTGCAGGCCATGCTCGTTCTCTTCGGCATTGTCCATCGCGTCATAGGCCAGTCTTGTGACTTCAAGCAGCATTTCCAGCACCGGCTCTTGCGCCTGCACCGGGGCGGCTGCGAGGGCGGCACGGGCTTGCCAGCCATTCCAGCAGGATTCCAGATGCTTATTCGCGTATTCATCCCGTCCGCCAGGTGATGGCGCGCGGCTGAAGTCAAGCTTAGCGGGGAAGAATCGCAAATCGTTCATTGCCTTTTCAAACGCCGCCCGTTCATCCGCTACCACTTGGGGCGCGGCGAGTTGCTCAATGTACGCGATAAGATCGTCAACCAGAGGATCGCTGCCTTTCTTGCCATCAATCCACTTCGGCAAAGCAATTTTCATTTTCATATTCGGCTTTCAGGTTATCGCAGCCAAGACGCCCAACAGGGTCGCCGCCACGTAAATCAGGATCAGGGCCGCCGCTACGCGTGCGGCGCCAGGGCTACGCTCGCTGCTCGGCACTTCGTCGTTGTCGGTCATGCTGCCTCCGTGATTGCAGGCTCGCCGGCTGGTGGCGCATACAGGGTTTGGAAGGCAGGCAGGTCATCGCCATGCACGCGGAAGCCTTCCTCGCCGAACACAAACCGCCCTGGCCATCGGCCGCCTGGAAAACTGAAGTCGACATACGCCCGCATGCCGCCGCCATACGCTGCCTCCAGGCGCCAGCCGTAGACGTACACCTCCGTCACATGGCAGCCTGGCAACTTGGCCTCGACCAGTTCCTGCAGCGCGGCACCCGCCGCCGCATTCGCGCGCTGCCGGGCGAAGTGACTGGCCATGCAGGCTTCGCAGCAATACGGATCACCGGCCGCGCTGAACGTCAATTCTTCCATGTCCCGAGTTGCCCAGTTGCTGCAGCCGTGGCGGCGGCATTCGAACTGCCACCCGGCCTCGATCAGTGCCCGGGCCGGCACAGGGCCAGGCGCATACTGGTCGTATTCAGGTGTGCGCATGCACGAATCGACGCCACCCCACTCGCAACCGATTTCTCTGCCACCTTCGCGGCGCGCCGCCGCGCTGCTGGCGGCGTAGCGAATCACGGTCATGTCCTCGCCGTCGCTGACCTGATAGGCTTTCAGGCGCTTCATGGAGCCACCACAACATTTCGTCGAGCGCATTCGCCCTCATACTCCAGCCAGGTTTCGACAGCCGCCCCGTTACGCTTCACGATATTCCCATTCTTGTCCGTCTTCGGGCCGCGGACCATAATCACTGCGCCACGAACATTCCCCGGGTCTATCGCCAACCAATCACGACAGAATTGGGGTGCGTCGAGTTCCGGACTGATCTTGGTCAGACGAGTGGTTTCCTTGAAGATCCTCTCGGCCAATGCGTCACGTAGCGAACTCCACTCTGCCATCGTGTAACTTTGGTCATTTTTTAAATCGTGAGTGGGAGTTTTCTTGCTCGCGATGTACCGGCACATCGAACGACTAACGCCATATATGCAAAAGGCTCCCATGACTATGCCCCCCCCTTTGGCGCACTTGATACAGCGGCCGTGCTGTGCCAGTTGGCGTGCAGTACTAGCCTTGCCACATGCGCACCGTTTGCGGATCAACGAATACACCGGGCCCTTGTTGTTTGCCTGGTGCTGGCGTTCAACACGCCCAAGGTCGTACATCATGCTGCTCTCCTATAGGTTTTTGTCAGGGATTGATTGACGCAATGCCCGCGCCGCATCACCGCGCGCGCCAGCGCCGCACGGTCGGCGTGGCTGCTGTCCGCCTGGCGCAGCAGGCCGAAATAGCTGTTGGCAGCCGCGAACACGTCGACCGCCGGGATGCCTGCAATACGGCTGGTCGCCTCGTGCACGGTGCGGCGCCGAGTGTGGCTGTGCCAAGGCTTGATGACCTGGCCAACGAAGTCCACGCCGCGCTCGATAGGTTGCAAGATGGTTTTGGTGGGGTTCAGGTTGGCGTGCAGCACACGCGGCAGGAACTCGTTGATGTTGGCCAGCGCCGCGCCCAGCCACTGCGGCGATTCGTGCAGCAGCAGGAAGTCGTCGACGTAGCGGATGTAGTGGCGGGCGCCGATGCGGTGTTTTGCGTGCTGGTCCAGCGCGTCCAAATAAATATTTGCAAAGAACTGTGACGACAGGTTCCCAATCGGCAGGCCCAGGTGCGCCGGCTGATTGACCAGGAGTTTGTGCGCCGGCACGCGCGCCAGCAGCTCGGGCGCGCCGCGCAGCTGGTAGTTCTCGCGTGGGTCGTGAAACAGGATCGTCTCGGCCAGGCGCAGCCACCACGGCTCGCTGACGCGAGCGGCGATCTGCCCGCGCAGCACGTCCTTGTCGATGGCGACGAAGAAATTGGCCAGATCGCACTTCAGGTAGAAGGCGGGCCGGGCCCAGTTCTGCGTGACACTGCGGATCTTCGCTTCGAGCCGCTTGGCCGCGTACATCGTGCCGCGCCCGGGTATGCAGGCGCAGGTGTCCTTGATGAACGAGGCGTAAAAGCGCGGCGCGATTTTGTTGTACAGCAGGTGGTGCACGACGCGATCACGGAAGTCGGCAGCCCACACCTCACGCGCTTTCGGGCGCGTGACGACAAAGCAGATCGACTGGCCAGGCTGGTAGGTGCCATCCTGCAGGTCATCGAACAGGTTGATCAGGTTGCGCTCCAGGTGCTGCTCAAACACCAGGGCGCTGGGGGTATTGCGCTTGCTGCGGCGGCAGTCGAAATATGCGACGGCCAGCTGCTCGAGCGTGAAGTCCGCATCGGGATGATCTGCGGACGGCGCGGGCGCGGCCCTCGTACGAGCGGTTGTTGTTGTTCTGGTTGCCATTGTTGAAATTCTGATTCCACGCGTTAGAGGGGCCGGCCTGCGTCAATTCGTGCTATCTACGTCGCCCCACCGAAGGCTATGCCGATCAGTGGAGAAACTGCGCCAGGCCTGCCTGGACGCCGCCAGGTGGTTACTGTGGTGCGCATAGCGGTGGCCTTGTGAGCCAGCGGCACGACCAGATTAAATAATTCGCACAGTCAACTCGGCCTTGACCGGGAAGATGCAGGCGACGATGCGGTGTATTTCTTCCAGCCGCCGGCCTGCTTGCCGATCATGCTGGTCAGTGCGATGGCCCGCGCATACTGCGCGACGGAGATAAAGCGCAAGTCCTTGGAAAGCCGGAACAGCAGCTCGATCACCTGCGCGCGCTCGAGCAGTTTGTCGAGGTACGGTGTTTTGTCGCCCGCGACGTTTGCGCGGAAGATCAGCACCGTCAAGCGCACGCACTCGTCGCGGATTTCCTTGCCGACCGATGCCTTGAAGTCGCGGGGCATATTTTTGGTCAGGTCGGTTGCCACCACCAGCAGGTCGTAGGCAACTTTGGAAATCGGCAGGTCGGTATGGTTGGCCATGTTGAAATGGTTAAAGGATTAAATTTCTAATCTGCGGACGGCGCGGGCGCGGCCCTCGTACGAGCGGGTGGTGTCGTTCTGGGAGCCATTGTAGAAAGTCTGAGTCCACGCGTTAGAGGGGCCGGCCTGCTCACTGGACCAGTAGTAGCGCGGTTCGAACTCGTGTTTCAGGTTCGCAAACAGCAGCGCCTGCTCGGCGCGTGTAGGCAGGCTGTGGCCGAGCTTCTTGGCCCAGTCCATAGCCGCCTGCCATTTCACGCCAGTTGCGGCGCCTGGTTGCAGGAACAGGTGATAGTCGGCGGCGCCGTCCTTGCCGAGGATCAGGCCAGCGTAGATCTCGCCTTCCTGCAGGTTCTCGGCCATGAATTGTTGTTTGCTCATGCTGGGCTTTCGAAGTGAAAGAAAATTGATGAATGATTAAATTGGCAATCTGCGGACGGCGCGGGCGCGGCCCTCGTACGAGCGGTGGCTGAAGTACTGGCTGCCATAGTGGAAATACTGAACCCACGCGCCAGAGGGGCCGGCCTGCGTGCTCGACCAGTGCCAGACCGCATCCAGCGCCTGTGCGCCACCTTCGCGGAAGTCGGCCACGCCGGTCTGCGCCGGCCGCTCTTCCGTGTAGTGCCGCCCCATCGGCATGCTGCTCGGATTTTCGCCGTCACGGAACGATGCGGAGTTTTTCCGAGCTGTCGGCTTGAGGTTGCGATAGATCAGCTCCAACTCGTCGCGTGCCGGGATGTACCAGTCATCAAAGCCTTCGATGACGCTGCCGCGCACGGCCTTGGCCAGCTCGCTGCCTGCAGCGGCCATGGCGGTCGTGTTGACCAGGCCATCGGCATAATCCTCAGCGCCCGGCACGCTTTCATCTGATGCGATCCAGCGCCCCTTGAACTCACCAAACAGCTTTGGCGACACGACCAGGGCGAATGCTTTGCCATCGACTTTGATCAGGCCAGCGAAGAAGCCGCCGCCAAATGCGGCGCCAATGGCGCCCGGGGTATTTGCAAGTGCTGCTGGGGTGTTGATATCCATGGTTTCCTCGTGGTTAAAATCAGTCGTGATCATTGGCTTGCAGCTTTTTCACATCAATACGCACGCGGCGCTGCATGTGCCGGCGGGCAAGGCATTTCAAAATCAATTCGTAGTGGCGCTGCTTCAGCATGTCGTCGAGCGACATAGTGGTTTGCAGCGCGTGGTGCGCAATTTCCAGCGCGGCGCGGTCCGGATCGGCGCGCGGCATATCAGAATCCAGTCTGATAGACACGCACCGCCTTGACGGCAGCGCCAAACTGGCCGGCGCCCAGGCGCCGGAAGTGGCGATACATGTGCAGCAGGGTGATCATCTTGCGCATGGCAATTCCTTACGCTGGTTTGACGGTGATGGAACAGGCGCCGAATCGATCCAGGGCGGCCATGTGCACGGCGCAACTATCGCTGCCGATGGCTGGATAGGTCAGCAAGCGGCCTGCACTGCGCACAGTGACCGTGAAAGCCATCATTGCGGACCACCGATAGGTGCGCTTGCAAGCAAACCTGAAACCAGCGTCGCGCCGACGATGTCGTGGTGCTGCAACGAGCCTGCCAGTTCCGTGATAAAGGCGTGCACGCGCGCATCGGGGCAGCCAGGCGCATGCTCGTGCGCTTCGCCGGCGCAGCGGCGGATCATTGAGAAGAAATCGTTGGCGCTCATGCGGCACCAATATCGTCAAGCAGGCGGCGCATCAAGCTGACCGTTTCCGGCGCCACAGCGCCAGACAGCTCATAGTCAAGACTGGCCGTACGCATCGCCCCGGCCATTTCAGCGGAATACGCCATTCGAGCAGCTGCCGTACGGGATGAACCCAGTCCGCGCGCCATTATCGAAACAAACGCAATGCGCTCGCCGCGATCATTGGCCAGACTGTACGTCAAGCTCCCGGGAAGATGCAGCGGATTCCAAGCCAGCGTTGGTGCCACGCGCGCTACGCCATGAGGGCCTGGCGCCGTTGTCGGCTGCCGGGCAGATAAGCCGGATCGATCAGCTATTTCTGCCGCATGCTCAACAGGCAAACGGCGCACGGCGCGCGCACGGCATTTGTTTGCCTCTTCGCCAAGCTGCTGGTTTTCATTCCCAAAATGCTGAGCCCAAGCCTGATCTGACGAAGCGCTATCGTGCGCGCTGGACCAATACCATTCAGGATAAAAATACTCCTTCAAATTCACTGCCAGCAAGCGCTGCTCACGCAGGCACGGCAGATCGCCACCGACTGCCCGCGCCCACTCGCTGGCGTCGCCCCAACCCACATCAACAACATCACCAGGAAGCAGCACCAGGTGCATATCGGCATGACCGGCTGGGCCTTGAATGATGCCGGCATAAATGCCACCGCCGAAGGATTCGCCGATAGCGACAGGGATAGCAACAGGCCCCTCCCCGCCGTTAAAAGGCGGAATGGGGGCAATGTCTACGGCGGTAGCTGCTGCGACGCTGATGGTGTTGTTCATGTAAGGCTCCGGCTACTGTAGAAGTGGGTCGAGCTTCAAGAGAAAATTAATGAAGGATTAAATTGGCAATCTGCGGACGGCGCGGGCGCGGCCCTCGTACGAGCGGTAGCTGTCGTGCTGGGTGCCAACGTTGAAAAGCTGACCCCACGCGCAAGAGGGGCCGGCCTGCTCACCCGACCAGTACCAGTCCGACTTGAACTGGTCTTTCAGGTTGGCGAACAGCAGCGCCTGCTCGGCGCGTGTCGGCAGCGAGCCGCCCACGGATTCGGCCCAGGTGCCGGCGGCTTCCCAGGACAAATCCACGCCCTCCCCGTCAACCAGCACCAAGTGCTGATCAGGACCGCCATCCACGCTGCGGATGATGCCGGCATAGATGCCGCCGGCAAAAGCGGCGCCGATGGCAGAAGGGATAAAGCCAGGCTGGAAGGCTGGCGGGATGAAGGATTGGCTGCCGAAATCGGCCGCTTTGGTTAAATGCGCTGCAACGGTGCTGGTCATGGCAGGTTCCTTAAGTGAAATTTTTTGAAACGATCTTGAGATCGCGAATTCTCGCTCTTGAATTGAACTATACGTATGCGTATTGTTTGTGTCAATACGAAAACGCATAATTTTTCGCATTGCATCTTCTTTGTATTTGGTTCGTATATGAAGGACGAAAAAAAACCCGCATAGGCGGGTCTTTTTTTGAGGGGGCTGTTTGATTTCGGCCGAGAAAAGAGGTGTTGCAGCGTCGGCGTCTCGCTACATCACTTCTAAATGGCTCGCGATTGCAAAGATATCGTTAATTGCTCATTTGCAGAGGAAGCGGATTTCACCCTCAGGATATGCGCCAGGGCGCAACCCGACTGGGCGCTCTTGCGTGGCCAGTATTTCAATCTGCTTTCTCTGGGCAGCGCAATGATTCCCTGCCTCGCGTGTTGCATCCGCAACCAATGTGCTTGGCGATGTCCAGAAACCGGTACCTTGGTTCAGTATCATGTACGAGTCTTGACCAGTAGAAATAACCCCTGTTTGAGTCGCGCACCCAGAGACAATGCAAATTGATGCGGCAAGGAATAATTTATTCATTATGTCCAATTTGGAAAATAATTGACTTATACATAACAAATTTGCTAATATCATTGTAGGACAATTCCTACTACGAAGATTGCGAGCTTTGTTTTTTGCCATGGAAATTTTCATCCAGAGAATCCCAAGACATCTCTTTGGGCTTTCTTGGATGCATAGAGTTTTCTAGCTCTTCTATCAGCCTCACATTTCTTTCTTGCCTGGACCTTATCATTGCTGAAAATTCGGCAATATCATCACTCCCCAAGTGATGCAAAAGGCCAAGCCACTCACGCTGCCTAGCATCCAAAAGTGGCATGTCTTCCGCAACAGCTTTGACGCCTTCCTGCTGGATGAGTTCAGTTTGAAATGTGGCAAGGTCCCGATCCCTCAAGTCCGCAACTGAAACTCCAAAGTACTTCGCCAAGGGCTGCAGCGTCTTTGTGCGAGGGTCATCACTCTCGCCGGTCAATATGCGAAATATAGTTGGCTGTGGCACACCAGTCTCAGAGGCGAGCGCATACGGGCTGATTTTTTCCCCCATCAGCCATTTCAAATTATTCCTTACAAACAACATTGATGCCTTTTTCATGTTTGAAATATACGCGGGCGAATAGTCCGCTTCAATGTTTTATGTGATACCGCATTGACAGCAATACGTTTTCGTATAAAAATGGGCGTACTTAACCATATGAATGCGTGCCATGCCCCTCAGAACACCCCAAGAACTCGTGAAATTTCTAGTTGCTGAGGGATACTCGCAAGCAGTGATTGCAGAGCGTGCGGGGGTCAAACAGCCGACTATTAGCAGGATTCTTTCTGGCGATCATGATGACCCAAAGAGCTCAGTTCTCATAAGGCTGAATCAATTTGCCGATGAAGTTCACGCACACGCCCAGATTTCTATGGGCCACGCCGGCCGGCAGCCTCCATCCCCCACCAATATCCTCGACACCGTGCCGCCGCGCAGCGTCGTGCTGCCCGCCATCCCGCCATCGCTCGATCCAAAGGAAAAGCCATGAACCGCACCACCACCCACGCGCGCTGGCGCGTCCTCCCCGTCCACCTGGTCGCCAAGCTGTTCGGCGTGCTGATCAAGGTGGAAGGCATGCCCTTCGGTTCGAACCGCACGCGCCTGGCAAACTCGCCACGCCGCGAAGATGTTGCGGGTGGACAGGTTGGTGGTCAGTTCACCGTCGGCGGCAGCGGCAGCCAGCTCGCAAATCGTGACCGGGACGCGCTGGTGGTGTTGCTGACGCAGGTTATTGCGAACTCCAGTGCCCACTTCGTAGTGGGGCCATCAGATGCAGCCGAAGCAGCCGCTCTTGCTTTTAGGGCTGGCTTATCTGCGTTCGAGGCAAATCTGCAGCCAGTTGCCCCCGAGCCGCCACAGCGTCCTCTGGGTGTGGATGGCCTGGCGGGATGCCAGGAAGCCCGCCACTCGCCTGTCTGCGCAAGCTCAGGTGGCACAGCAGAATGTGGCTGCCGGTCAGCTACCGCTGCTTGATGGCGTTGATCGTGTCCGTTTTGATAGCGATCGGGTCGATCTGTGCCGAAAGCACCTTATGGCATTTCGGGCAATTCAGAGTGATGCATTTCCAGCTCCCACCTGCCGCATACCCGGTGGGAGTTTGGATGGTCAGAGATCCGATTTGCTGATCGCAGTAAGGACAAATAGTCATGGGATACACCTTTCAAGTTGATTGCTTTGTGGAATTAGTAATTTAACACGTTGGTGTATCCCACCCTATTTTTAGTACCGCAATACCCGTAGTCCAGATCCACTTTTAAAAGGAAACCCCATGAGTACCACCCGCACGAAGTTATTGAAAACCTACCTCGACCCCGAGGAAGAAAAAACCATCTTGCAGGCGTGCGCCGCAGCTGGCGTCACGCGCAGTGACCAGGCCCGCCAGAGCCTGTTGCATTGGGCCCGCCAGCAACGCCATGGTAGCCAACAAGGCAGCCGCCGCGAAGGGTCCAATGTCGGTCCGCGCCGCCGGTCCCAGTTGCTGCCATGCCGTCCGAGTTTTGGCGTCATCCCCAAGATGCACATGCGGGTTTAACGGAATAGAGGCAGAGCCGATGTACGAAATCAGACCGATAGGCCGGCCAGTGGAGCCGGCGCAGAAAGAAGAGGCGCAGGATGAAGAAGCAAGGAGCGACGGCAGCGGATTACGCGCTGCACGCGGTGTGCGTGTGGCGCCTGAGCGACAGGGCCAACCTGGCAGCCAAGGCCCAGCCGGACGGGCCAGCGCGGCTTAAAGCTGGTTCGCAGTTGTATCGCGACACCAACAAGCTGCGCGAGGCGGCGGACAAATACATGAATACGTCCGACCCGCCGTCGTAGCGGGGCGTAGTCCCCGACAGCTACAGGATGGCCGCGCAGGCAGATATCTGGTCTGCGCTTCATCAAAAGTGCAGCAGATGCAGAGCAAGGAAGCACGAGAAAGACGGGCAGTCGCTCACCGGGTCGGGCGACACATCGAAAGCGAAATATGAACGATCGAGAAATCGAGCAGCAAATCCAGGCCAAGGGCAAGACTGCGCCGCGCATCACGCCAGCAGACATTCAAGCAGCCATCGCACAGACGCACTACTTCACGGCCGCTGACGGTGTGCGCGGCGCGGCCATCGATGGCGGTGTCGACGATGGCTCGACCCCGCCGCTGCATCTGCTGACGTTCTGCGTCTTGGTGCTGCGCAATGGTTTCACCGTCACCGGCGAAAGCGCTTGTGCCAGTCCGGAAAACTTTGACGCCGAAATCGGCCAGGAAGTGGCACGTCTGAACGCCGAGCAGAAGATCTGGGCGCTCGAAGGTTACCTCCTGAAAGAAACGCTGTTCCAGCAGGCGCAGTAAGCGCGAACGAAAAAAAGCCCGCGTACAAGGCGGGCTTCCTAAAACTCTTACTTAAAACGAACATGCCAAGAATAACATACTCCGCGTTTTCGATGAAGCCCCAGGCTGCGCAGGTGCGGCAATGACGGCGCGCTTGATGCCGTATGTCGGCTCCCGTCCTTACCTGGTGCTGCAAACGCTGCTGGCCGGTCCCGGCACCTTCTACCAGATCTGCGAGCGCGCTGGCTTTGATCTGGAAGAGTCCGGCATGGAATGCAACATGCGCAAGCATTTCGCCAGCCTGCTGCTGGCCCACATCGAGCTCAGCAACATCACCTACACCATCAAGGCATCGACGCGCCAGGCATTGCAGGGCAAGATCGCTGCCTGCGCCTGTAGCGTGGCCACGGCGCATCATCGCGGCCCGAGCGCGCCGCAACCTGTCACCGTCGTGCGTCGCCCTGATCGCGGCGATCTGGGCGCCACAGAATCACATCCAGAGAAGCACTTATGAAGCGCCCATCATTCCAGTTTTATCCAGCTGACTGGCGCATCAATTCCAAGCTGCGCCGCTGTTCCGAGGCAGCGCGTGGAGCTTGGGTCGATATCATGTGCGTGCTGCACGATGCCGATGAATATGGCATCTGCCGCTGGCCCCTCAACGAGCTGGCCCAGGTGGCCGGCGTGCCACTGAAGCTGGCGCGCGAACTGGCGGCCAAGGATGTTCTCAAGGGCGCGGACAAGAACGCTGCGGACTACGTTTTCACGCCACGTCATGCAGGTCGTGACGGTCAGCCGGTGACTTTGGTGACGTCAAACGCAGGCCCATTGTGGTACTGCAGCCGCTTCGTGCGCGACGAATACATCCGCCAACGGCGCGGACAAGGTACCCGTTTTGGTGACGAGAATACCGCACCAAACAACACTCCTAAGTCATCACCAAAGCCCCCCATTGGTGATGACTTAGGAGACGGCCCTACATCTTCATCTACATCTACATTAAAAACAAGTACCCCAAACCCCGCTGTCGCGGGGCCTGCTGCCAAGCCTCGCCTGACGGCCATTGCCTTGCAGACGTTCCTTGACGATTGCCAGCTCAAGGGGGAGCGCCCGCTGCGCGACTATTCCCCGCTGTGGACCTACACCCAGGCCGCAAAGCTCCCGGTCGACATGGTGACGCTGGCCTGGGCTGAGTTCCGCCGCCGCTTCCTGCCTGGAGGAACTCAGCCGGAGAAGCGGCAGAAGGACTGGCGCGCGACGTTCCGCAAGTACGTCGAAAACAATTATTTCAAGCTATGGGCCATCGACCGTGACGGCCAGTATTTCCTGACATCGAGCGGCAAGCAAGCCGAGAAATTCCAAGAAACCCTGGAGGCAGCATGATCGAAGAACACGCCATGCCGGCCGCCATCGAGGCCGAGCAATCCGTCATCGGTGCGCTGCTGCGCGACAACGGTGCGGTTGATCGCATGGGCGACCTGCGAGCCGCTCACTTCTTCCGCCACGAACACCGCACGATTTTTGTCGAGATCATCCGCCAGATTTCGCAGGGCATTGAGTGCGATGTGATCTCGGCCGGCGCCGCGCTGGCGCAGGCCATGCCGGACTGCATGGCCTACCTCAACTCCGTGTCGCAAAGTATGCCCAGCGCGGCGAACATCGGTCGCTATGCCGACCTGGTACGCGACCGCGCGCTGCGCCGTGGGCTGCTGGCCGCCACCGCCGACATGTCCGAAATGGCCTTCAAGCCAGACGGCCGCAGCGCCGGCGAAGTGCTCGATGCTGCGCAATCGGCCCTGGCAGCGCTGGCTGAAACGCGCACCCTGCGTGAGCCGATCCAGGCCAGCGCTGCCATGATGGCGCACATCGATGTGCTGGGCGACCGTGCAGAGCGCAAATACACCGGCATCGCTACCGGTTTTGCCGATATTGACCGCCTGCTGAACGGCGGCCCAAACCGTGGCGCACTGGTGATCTTGGGCGCCCGTCCATCGATGGGCAAGACCGCCCTGGCCCTGAACATCGCCACGAATGCAGCCGAAATGCACTCGGTGCTGTTCCTATCGCAGGAAATGCAGAATGGGGAGCTGCTCGACCGCGCCGTGGCCGCGCTCGGCAGCATCCCGCTTAGCACCGTGATCCGCGGTGATTTCAGCGACGGCGACTGGAACAATTTCACGGTGGCCAACGTGAAATTGAACGCCATGGGCCTGCACCTGGACGACCAGCCAGCGTTGACGCTGCTGGACGTACGCAGCAAGGCGCGCTTGGTGAAGCGCAAGCACGGCCTTGACCTACTGGTGGTCGACTATCTGCAGCTGATGAGCGGCGCCGGCGACAACCGGAATAGTCAGATCGAGGAAATCTCGCGGGGCTTGAAGGCGCTGGCCAAGGAATTGAACATCGTTGTGCTGGCTCTGTCCCAGCTGTCTCGCAATGCAGCAAACAAGGCGCGCCCGCAACTGTCCGACCTGCGCGACTCCGGCGCCATCGAGCAAGACGCCGATATCGTCATCTTCGTGCACCGCGATGAGGTGGATAACCCGCAAAGCCATCTGCGTGGCTGCGCCGATATCTTCGTGGCCAAGAATCGGCAGGGCCGTATCGACGACGTGCTGCTTGCCTACGAAGGCATGTACACCCGCTTCGCCGACAACAATCGCCCCCGCCCTACGCCTCCCAAGCAGCCCTACAAGCGCGGCCTGGCCGAGCACCTCTAGAAAAAAGGACCATCCGCATGACATTCGCCCTGTTCAAGGTCAAAAAAATCTGGCACTACCGCTTCCAGGTGGCCGGCAGCCGCGTGCAGCGCAGCACGCGCGAGCGTGCCAAGGCCCGTGCCGAAGCCGTGGCCAGCCGCGCCTACGATGAAGAGGTGGTGCGCACGAACGGCGGCAAGCCGGTACCAACATTGCGCGCACTGTTTGCCGAGTGGCTTCTGGTGCGCGGCCCGGTATCGAGCGCCGCCCACGTGCGCAGCGTCAGCACTTGCTACCGTCTGCACCTGTACGACCTGGGCGACCTGCTCGTCAGCGAGATCACCGCGCGCCACATCGAGCTGGCGCGCAACGAACACCTGTCCACGCGCGAGCCGGCCACGGCGAACCACTGGCTGCGCGTGATGCGGCTGGTGACGAACTGGGCAGTTGCGCAGGGCATGCTGGCGCGCCGGCCATGGAACGTGGCCATGCTCAGCACCCAGAAACGGCCTCGCAAAATCCTGCCGCTCGACGTTGCCATGCAGTGGCTCGATGCCATCGACGGCGCCGGCCGCCGCTCCCCCGCCGTCTCTACCGCCATTCGCTTCATGTTCGGCCTGGGCCTGCGCGAAAGCGAGGCCGCCAGCGCACGCTGGGAATGGATCGACTGGGAGCGCCGTACCTACACGCCTGGCATCACCAAGGGCAAAGAAGCTGAGCCAGTGCCCATGCCGGCCTGGCTGGTGGATTACCTGCAGCCGCGGCGCCAGAGCGAAGGCCTGATCACGGCGCGCAAGGATGGCAGCCAGCAGCCGCCAGGCTTTGCCCGTCGCCCTATCGCCACTGCCAACGCCCATTGCAAGACCAAGGGCATCACGCCCCACCGCCTGCGCGGCAGCTTCGCCACCCTGCTGTCCGAATCCGGCGTGCCGATCCAGACCATCCAGAAGGTGCTGCGCCACAAAAGCCCACTGACCACCATGGCCTACCTCGAGAAGAACCTCGACACCGCCGTGCAGGCGCAAGGCAGCATTGCCAAGAAAATGGGATTCACCGCACGGCGAGAAAGTGGCGAAGACCACCCCGCCGACCCGCATGAATCCTGAATAGCACGATTATCGGTAGTCATCGGTACAAATCCAGCGCACCGCCTCCAAAAATGGCGAAAGGTGCAATTAAAAACAGACTGAAAATGGGAAATTCAATGCGCCAAGAACACTACGACAGCATCAAAGGCATGCTCGACCGCTGGGCGGAATGCATGAGCGTCGGCGGCGCCGTCGGCGAAGGCGCCCGGCGCGAGTGCCTGGGCGCGCCCGACGCGCGCATCCACTCCATCGAGGATATCGAGGTCGAAGTGGACAAGCTCATAGTGCGCGCAGTCGATTTTCCGCTGTATGGGAAATTTGCCGGTTTTTGCAGCGCACCGCCGTGCTTTCGCACTATGGGCTGAACACGTTCAACGCCTGGCGTGCGGACTTTGAAGTGGTGTTCGATCTCGCCATCGAATCACTGTTTTCGCTGCTGAAAAGCCGCATCGCCTGCTGAAAGGGGCTTGCAACCAAGAAAAAAGCCGCGTATATTTCGACCTGTCGGGGCTTCGTGCGCCCGGAAATAAGCCTGCTACCAGAAATGGTCGCGGGCTTTTTGCATTCTGCGCGTCGTTTTTCATAGGAGAACTGGTCATGGGTCGCAAATCGTCGCTGACCGATGACCAGTGGGTGGAGGTGGAGCGCCGCCACTTGGTCGACGGCATTTCGATCAACGCCTTGGCGCAAGAATTTGGCGTCAACGAATCGTCATTACGCCGAAGAATAAAGCCGAATAAAGCCGAGCCGAAAAAAGCGACGAAATCGTTGCTGGCTCTAGCTGAAATGAAAGTTGAGGCCGATGCCAAGGCAAAGCATTTTGCCGAACAGCTCGGCGCATTGCCGTTCGCCAAGCAGCAGATCGTTTCGGACCTGGCGCGCAAGCTGACGAACACCAGCGAACACATGGCGTCGGCTGCCGAAATCAGCGCCGCGTCATCGCACCGCTTGTCCCGCATGGCAAACCAGCAGCTCGAGTTGGTCGATGAAGTTGACCCGATGAAGACCAGGGCGCAGCTTGAATCGTTCGCGGCGCTGCAGAAGCTGGCAAACATATCTGGCGAGATGCCTGGTCGCCTGGCTGCGTTGAGCCGTGGCCAACCGCCTGAGGCTCCACCATCGCAAGAAGAGGTGGATCAAGAGCTGGCCCTGCTGCTGGGCAGCGAGGGTGGCTGAAATCGATCTGTCTGGCATCAATATCGCCAGATTGAGCCCGGAGCAGCGCAGACGAGCGCTGGAGTTGTTGAAGTTGAAGCGCCGCTACGCCAGCGAGAACAAACTCGCCACCTATTGCGCATACGCAAAGCAGGCCGAGTTTCACGCCGCCGGTAAAACGTTCCGCGAGCGCTTGCTGATCGCCGGTAATCAGTTGGGTAAGACCTGGTCGGCTGGCTTTGAAAGCGCCATGCACTTGACCGGCCGCTACCCGAACGACTGGCCGGGCCGTGTATTTGCCAAGCCAGTCGTCGGCTGGGCTGCTGGTGTCACCAGTGAGGCCACGCGCGACACCGTGCAGCGCGTCATGTGTGGGCGCATTAATGCCATTGGTACCGGCTCGATCCCGAAGGATGCGATCAAGTCCAAGTCGATGAAGCGCGGCGTGGCCGACGCTATCGATACCGTGGTGGTGCGTTTTGGTGGCGGTGGTGATGTGCAGGCCGGCGAAAGCCTGATTGGCTTCAAGTCATACGACCAGGGCCGCGAGAAGTTCCAGGGCGAGACGTTGGACTTCTTCTGGCCCGACGAGGAGCCGCCAGAAGACATTTACATGGAAGGCCTGACGCGGACCAACGCCACGAACGGCATGCTGCTGATGACCTTCACCCCGCTGCAAGGCATGTCTTCGGTGGTCAAGCGGTTTCTGATTGATAAATCACCAGGGACGCACGTGACAACCATGACTATCCACGACGCCGAGCATTACACGCCCGAGCAGCGGGAGGCGATCATTGCCAGCTACCCGGCGCACGAGCGTGACGCGCGCACCAAGGGTGTACCGTCGCTCGGTTCGGGGCGCATCTACGCCATCGATGAGGAAACGCTCAAGGTGCCGCAGTTCGAGATTCCGTCGCACTGGGTACAGCTGGGTGGCCTCGACTTTGGCTGGGACCACCCGAGCGGCGCTGTTCGGATCGCCTGGGATCGGGACGAAGACGTGATCTACGTCACTGCGGCGCACCGCCAGCGTGAGCAGACGCCGCTGATGTTCGCGGGCACCATTCGACCTTGGGGCGACTGGCTGCCATGGGCGTGGCCACACGACGGCCTGCAGCACGACAAAGGATCGGGCGAAGCGTTGCGGGATCAGTATGCAGCCCAGGGCCTGCTGATGCTACAGGACAAGGCGACTCATCCACCCGCAGAAGGCAAAGCCGAAGGCACAGGCGGTAACGGCGTCGAGGCTGGAGTCATCGAAATACTGGACCGCATGCTGACGGGCCGCTTCAAGGTCTTTTCGCACCTAAACGACTGGTTCGAAGAGTTCCGTATGTACCACCGCAAGGACGGCAAGATCATCAAGCTGGACGATGACTTGCTGTCAGCCACGCGCTACGCCTACATGATGCGCCGCTTTGCCGTCGTGAAAGGCGGCCCCAAGCGCGCCATGTACGATTTTTCCAATTCAGCAGCATCAGGAGCAAGGGCAATTTAATGGATGACTTCCAGGAAGCGCAGGAGCTGTACGAGGACGCGATGAGCGCGACTCGCGAGCAGCGGCAGCAGATTGAGGAAGACCTGCGCTTTTCCGACCCATCGAACCCGCAGCAATGGGATGAAGCGGTCAAGCGGTCCCGTGAGCTCGACCCGGGCGGCGCGCGGCCGTGCCTGGTGATGGATCACGTTGGCCAGTACGTCGCCAACGTGGCTGGCCAAGTTACAAAGTCGCCGCCGGCAATTCATACCGTACCTGTCGGCTCCGGCGCCGACGTCAAGGTCAGTGAGCAGCTCGACGGCATGCTGCGTCACATCGAATACGCCAGCCGCGCGCAGGCTGCTTACGGCATCGCGCTGACCTCTTCCGCCCGTACAGGCGTTGGCTACTTGGTGGTGCGCCCTGAATATGTCGACCGCGCGCTCGGCTACCAGGAACCGCGCATCAGCGCTGTTGCCGACCCGCTGCGCGTGGTGTTCGACCCGTGGAGCGTGCAGCTCGACGGTAGCGATGCCACTTTCGGCTACCTGTTGACCGCCGTGAGCCAGCGAGAGTTTGAACGCAAGTACGGCGCCAAGGCCGAGAAAAAGAGCTTTGGTGCTGAGCGCCAGTCATGCGGCGAAGGTGAACGGCAATCCATCATCGTGGCCGAGCAGTGGTACAAGGAAGAAAAGACGCGTCGGATCAGCATCTGGACCGGCACCGACGGCGAGGACCAGGCCGGCAGTGAGGATGAATACTGGGCCGCGTGCCAGGCCGCCGGCGTACAGCTCCCCCTGCAGCGCGTGTACAAGGACAAATACGAGTGCGTCAAGTGGCGCACCATGTCCGGCGCTGGCATCCTGGAGACGCCCAAGAACAAGGACGACAGCGAAGGCTTATACCCGGCCGATTCCATTGGCATCGTGCCGGTGTATGGCTACTGGGGTATCGAGAATGGCGTCATGCGCTATTGCGGCATCCCGCGCCGCGCGATGAACCCGCAGCGGGCCTACAACTATCACAAGTCGGAATTGCTGGCCTACATGGGCAGCGCACCCAAGGCGCCGTGGATTGTTCCGGCGCGCGCAATCACAGGTCTGGAGCAACTTTGGGACCGTGCCTCACTGGATTCGCGCGCCTACCTGCCTTATCACGACCAGGATGAGCGCGGCAACTCCATTGCGGCACCATCGCGCCCGAATGTATCCGTCAACCTGCAAAACCATGCAGTTGGCGCTGCCGACGCACTACATGATCTTGAGGCAAGCATCGGCATGTACCAGGCTAACCTGGGTGCGCCGAGCAATGAGTCGTCCGGCGTGGCTATCGACGCGCGAAAGCAGCAAGGCGAGGCATCAACCAGTCATTTCCCGCAGAACTTGGCATTTTCGCTTGGCCAGGTGGGTCGCATAGCCGTGCAGATGTCCACCAAGCTGATCGATACCAAGCGTCAGCAGCGCATCATGGGCATCGACGCGAAGCCCGGCACGGTCACCATCGATCCGGAACAAAAAGAAGCGCTGCAAGATACAGACCAGGGCATCATCATCAATCCGAATGTCGGTGACTACGACGTGCGCGTGGTGGTCGGCTCGTCATTCTCGACCCAGCGTAGTCAGGCGCAAACGGCATTGGGCGAGGTGATGCGCACGAATCCGGATTTGACGCCAGCCATCGCGCCGCTATGGGCGCGCAATCTGGATATTCCGCACGCCGACAAGCTTGCGCAGGTGTTGACCGCCATGGCGCCACCTGCGGTGCAGGCAATTCTTGACCCGGAAACCAACAAGGCGCCGAAGCCTGAGCAGCTGATGCAGCAGATGAAACAGATGGAAGAATCGCTCAAGGAAGCCTTGAAGCACGCACACGATGCTCAGACCGAGGCCGATGAAGCCATGGAACAGGTGCACAACAAGCGCGAAGAGAACGAGGCCAAGGAGCGCGAGCTGAATATCAAGGCCTATGACGCCGAGACCAAGCGCCTGCAATTAACCAGCGCGGCCATGACTCCGGAGGAAATCCGGCTGATGGTGGCACAAACCATCGAAAGCATGCTCAGCAACCCAACCCCATTGCCATCCGAAGTACCCGAGGGCACCGAATTGGCCGCCATCCAGCAGGAGCAACAGGATCAGGTTGTCCCGCAAGAGCCAGACCCGAATGACCCTGGCCAGATGGATGCGCAAGCACCTCCTGGCATGCCTGACCAGCAGGACCCTGCTGAAATGCAGACCCAATCGAACCCGCCAAGTGCGGGTTTTTCTTTGCCTGAACCACAACCAGGAGCATGACCTTGACCACTGAAAACGCATTGCCACAAGGCGGCGACGCCGCGGCGGGCGCCACGAACAACGATCATACCGGCGCCGAACACGATAACCACCAGGATGATACCGGTAACACGACCGGTGTCGAGGACGGTGAAGACGGCGGCACGGCTGGCGACCAGCCAAAGAAGGAAAAGACCTTCGAACAGCGCGAAATTGAACGCCTGCGCCGTCGGGTCGACAACCTGACGCGCAAGAAACACGAGCTGCTGGCCGCCGTACAGCCATCGCAGCAGCAACAGCAGCACGCCGACGAGAACGACGACGAGCCCGTATCGATGACCCGCGCTGAATTGCAGCGTCACATCGCAGAGCAAGCCAAGCAGCTTGCACCAGCGTTGACGCAGCAACAGGCCGTGGTTGATCGCCGCCAGGGCGTCGTCGCATCGCTGGCGAAGGAATGGGGTACCGAGAAATTCGACACACTGGCATCCGATCTGGACGATGTGTTTGGCGGTTTAGCAGATCGCAGCGGCGCGCCCAAGCCCGCCACTGATGCGATTTTCGAATCCGACAACCCGAAAGGCCTGATCGAGTACCTGACTGACCCGGACAACGTCGAAGAAGCCGAACGTATCGCAACCATGTCGCCTACCCAGGCTGGCCGCGCGATCGCCCGCATCGAAGACAAGATCGCGGCAGCCGGTAAGGCAGGCAAGCCAAAGCCAAGCAACGCGGCAGCGCCGCTGGAAGCGCCACGCAATGGCGCTGGCAAGACCAGCAGCATGCCCGATCCATCCAACACCAAGGCCTATATCGCCTGGGCAAATGCTCAGGAACAGGCAAAACGTTAATTAGGAGCCATCCATGGCAAACGCACTCGTCACCTCGCAGATCATCACCAATGAAGTGTTGCGCATCGCGCACAACGCATCCGCCTTCCTGGGCAATACGAACACGGATTACAAAGACGCCTGGGACAAGGATCTCAAGCCGGGCCAAAAAATCAGCGCGCGCGCGCCGGTCCAGTTCATGCACCGCGACGGTGAAACCGCCGTGGTTCAGGACATCACCGAGCGCAGCGTCGATGTCACGCTGCAGCCACTGCTTGGCCTGGACTTCGCCATCGGCTCGACCGAACTCACCACCTGCGTGGGCGGTAACAACCAGGTCAGCAAAGCATTCAAAGAACGCTACCTGAAGCCGGCTGGCCTGAAACTCGCAGCCCTGCTGGATTACCGCCTGGGCGTGGTTCTCAAAAACGGTACGCACCAAGTAGTCGGTACGCCTGGCACGCCGCCAGCGACCTTTGCTGACCTGCTGCAAGCCGGTGTGCCGCTGGACCGCATGAGCGTTCCGCGCGACGGCCAGCGCATGGCTGCCATCGAACCTGGTGCAAACGCCACCATCGTGGCAGGCCTGTCCGGTCTGTTTAACAACAAGGAGGTGCTGGGCGAGCAGTATAAGACCGGCGTGATCAAGACCGGTGCCGGCCTCGACATCGCCATGTCGCAAAACGTCCCATCGCATACGGTCGGCCCGCTGGGCGGTGTGCCGCTGGTGAATGGCGCCAACCAGGGCATCATCAACGTCGGTGCGACCGACAATCCGTACGCAGCCACCACCTCGCTGGTGACGAACGGCTGGACAGCCGCCGCCGCACTGCGCTTGAATGCCGGTGACACCTACACCATTGCGGGCGTGTTTTCGGTAAACCCGGAAACCAAGGCCTCGACGGGCGTGCTGCAGTCGTTCCTGGTTACGGCTGCCGTATCGTCGGATGCCAGCGGTAATGCCACCATCATCGCCAGCCCGGCAATCATTGCTGGTGGTGCCTACCAAAACGTGACGGCGCGCCCAGCCACCGGTGCTGCGATCACGATCACCTCGGGTGCGGCCAACACGACCTACACGCAAAACATGGTCTGGCACCGCGACGCCCTGACCTTCGTATCGCCAAAGCAGGAACTGCCAGGCGGCATGGACATGGCTTACCAAGCCTCGATGGCTGACGAAGGCGGCATCAGCTTGCGCTTCGTGCGCGGCTTCGATATCACCGCCAACAAGTTCATCAGCCGCTTTGATGTCCTGTGGGGCGCCGCCGTGACGTTGCCGAACTTCTCGGTACGTCGCACCAACTAAAGCGGCCTGGGCCAGCCACACGCTGGCCTTTTCGCATTCACCCAATCAAATGGAGCACAACATGTACCCCCTCAATATGAAACTGAAGGAAGGCATCGGCTTTGCCGTTGCCAGCGACGAAGCCGAACACGACACGCTGGTCTCCGCCGGCTACGGCCCGGCTCGCGCTGGCGCCGTTGCAGTCGCGCCAGCGACGCAAGCAGATTTCGCCGCCAGTGTCCGTGCCCAGCTCGATGCGGCCGGCATCAGCTATCCGGACGGCGCTGGCTTGGCCAAGTTGGTAGCCTTGCTGCCGAAGGAATAAACAGTGGTCACCGCCCGCACCATCATCAGCCTGGCTCTCGAGGCCATGAACCGGCTTGCGCCAGGTGAGGTGGTAGATGCCGATCTCGCTGCTGCCTGCCTGCGCCGGCTCAACACGATTGCTGATGACTGGTCGGTCGGTACAACTATGCCGCCGCAGGACCAGATTGTATCCGGCATGGTCGCGGGGCCAGCTCTGACGCTGGGCATCGGGGATTTTGCGGCAATTGCGCCAGGCGACCAGGTCGAGCAGCTACAGGCAGACGACTTTCCCATGACGCCCATCACCATGGCGCAATACAACAACATTCAGCTGAAAACAACCGGCGGCCGCCCTGAGGTATGGGCCCGTGATGGCCTTTCCACCATTTTTCTGTACCCGGCCTCCAGCGGCAGCATCATCAACGTGCTGTCGCGCAAGGCATTTTCGCAATTCGCAGACATCGATACTGACTACCTGATGCCCGCAGGCTACAAAGGCGCATTTTCCGCCTCACTGGCCGTGGCCATGGCACCGACATTGATCGGCAAGGTGACGGCCGACTTGGTGCTGGCTGAGCAGCGCGCCCTGTTCCGCATCAAGAATGGCAATATTCGTCCTGCCGTGTTGAGCGCCAATCCGATGGCCCCCAACTGCGCAGGTAACATCTTGCAGGGCTGGAACTGATGGCTGGCCGCAACTACGTCGCCTGCATTGGCCCCAGCTACCACCTGGATGACCGCAAGGCAGCTGTGCAGACGGCGATCAACTGCTATCTGGAGCAGATCGAGGGTCTGGGCGAGACGCGCGTGCTGACGCAGGTATCGGCCCCGGGCCTGGCCCTGTTCCTTGACTTGGGCGCCGAAATTCGAGGCCAGCGCAACGTTGAGGGCCGCTGGTTTGTGGTGGCCGGTAGCACCTTGTTCGAGATCGTGGCCGGCGCCGCCGTCAGCCGCGGCACGCTGGTGTCGTCCAGAGGTGCCGTCGGCATGGCGCACAACAATACCCAGCTGGTGATCGTGTCCGGAGCCGTGGGCCAGGTCTACACCCTGGCCAGCAATGTGCTGGGTACGATCACGTCGCCGGCCTGGCGCGGATCAAATACGGTCGACTTCATCGACGGCTACATGATCTTTGTGGCACCCGGTACCGACCAGTTTTACATCACCGCCCTCGACGACGCCAGCAAGCTCGATGCCCTGGATTTCACCTCGGCCGACGCCCAGCCGGACAACATCGTCACCAGCAAGGTGCTGCACCGAGAATTGATCTTGCTGGGCACCTACACCACCGAAATCTGGATCAACAGCGGGGGCGCCCTATTCCCCTTCGTGCGCTACAACTCGGCGCAGATCGACGTGGGCTGCGTCGGCAAGGATGCTGCCATCGTCGCTGCAGATTCGATCTTCTGGATCGGCCAGACGCGCACCGGCAGCGGCATCGTCTATCGCATGCTGGGCCATGCCCCTGCTCGCGTTTCCACGCGCGCCATCGAGCAGCTGCTGGCCAAGTCGACCAACATCGCAGCAGCCAGCATGTGGACATACCAGGTCGATGGCCATGAATTCATCGGCATCAACGCGCCGGGGATGGAAACCACGCTGGTCTATGACGCCGCCATGCAGCAATGGCATGAACGTGCTGAATGGGGGGATGGCTGGGCGCCGCTGCGCGCTACCGACGTCTGTTTCGCCAATGGCGCGCAATACGCTGGCGATGCCGCCGGTAAGCTCTACAAGATTGATCCCGCCACCTACACCCTGGGCGGCGATCCGCTGGTGCGCGAGCGCACCTGGCCCCACATGGTCAAGGGTAGCATGGAGCCGATCACCTTCACTGGTCTGGAACTGGCATGCACCACCGGCTATGGCGGCAACGTCACGCTCGAACTGTCGAACGATGGCGGCTATACCTTCGGCCCCAAGCTGCTGCGCCAGCTCGGCGCCGTCGGGCGCTGGATGCAGAAAGTGCGCTGGATGATGTTGGGAACGTCGCACGACCGCGTTTTCCGGATCCGCTGCTCTGATCCGGTCCCATTCAATATCCATGCGGCGGCCATCGATGATTAGCGTTCCAGCACCTACCCGCATTGCCATCGGTACCGCAATGGTGGCGGGCAAGCAGGTCGAGATATACCTCACGCCGGAATGGGCGCGCTATTTCCTATCCCTTAACACCCAAGTGGTCGACACCAGCGAGGCGCTCGGCCAGATAGGTCTGCCCGGTAAGGACGGCGCATCCGGTGCCGCCGGCGCATTTGGCGCCGCGGGCGCGGCGCTGGCCTTCATGGACGACTCGGCAGGATCGGCAGACATTATCCCAGGGCCCCCAGGCATCGAGGGCGCAGCCGGCGCACCCGGCCCGGCACTGTTCTTCACTGCTGCCGACCCGGATTCGCCTGAATTCACCCCGGGGCCACCCGGCCCGCAAGGCGTGCCCGGCCCACCTGGCCCGGCCATATTCTTGTTGCAAGACGCCGAGAGCAATGATGTTCTCTGGCCAGTTAAAAATACCTAAGAGGAAATCATGGCATCGAATAAGACATTTCGCTTTGGCCCCCTGGCGCTGAGCGCGACCCTGACCACCAACCTGCTCAATCCACCGGCGGCGAGCGGCGGCGTGAATGCAGGTGCCTCGCCGCAGTTCATCATCCTGAAGCACCTGCGCATCACGAACCGCACTGCGGCCGCCGTGAGCTTCTCGCTGTGGTTGGGCGCGACCGGCGCCAATGCCGCCGGCACCGAAGCGGTGGGCGCCGGCCAGGTCGTGGCGGCCAATTCCTCGTATGACTGGTATGGGCTGCTGCGCATGGACGCGCCAGACTTTCTGGTGGGTGGCGCGAGTACCGCCAGCGCACTGACAATTTCGGGTGAAGGTGAGATCGGAGTGGCTGGCTGATGCAGATTAAGCAACTGATGGACTGCAGTGTCGCGCCATTTGAGCCAGGTGCCGATTGCGAGGCAACCAGGTCGGCAATAGCCAAACGCAAGGACGAAATGCTGGCTAGTCCCGATCTCGTGAGTCTGCCTTTCACGGAATCGCTGATTGATGGCCTCTACACGCGCACACTGTTCATCCCCAAGGGCTGCGAACTAGTTGGCAAGATCCACCGCAAGCCGTGCGTCAATATCGTGGCAAAGGGGGATATCACCATCATGACGGAAACCGGCTGCTTGAGAGTTCAGGCTGGTTACACCGTGACATCGCCAGCTGGTATCCAGAAAATCGGTTATGCGCATGAGGACACTATCTTCATCAATGTCTTCCGGACGGATGTAACAGAGTTGGCGCTCATTGAGGACGACTTGATTTGCGAGAATCATGATGCGCTCAGCGCGAAGGAAAAATTATGTCTTGGGTAGCAGCAGCAATTGTTGGGGGCACAGTGGGCGGCGCCCTCATCAGCTCGAAAGCGGCCGGCAAAGCGGGCGACCAACAGGCGGCGGGTACTGATAAGTCGCTGGCGGAGAATGCGCGTCAGTATGACCAAAATCGTGCCGACTATGCGCCATACCGCGACGCTGGCGCCAAGGCGCTCGGCACATTCGCCACTGAAAATGACACGCCGCTCGACCGGAGTCAGGTGCAACTCGAGCCCGGCTACCAGTTCGGCCTGGACCAGGGCCAGCAGGCGATCAACCGCCAGACGTCCGCCGCCGGCGGCCGTATTTCCGGCGCAGCGCTGAAGGCAGCAGCCCAGTATGGCACCGACTACGCCACCAGCGGCTACAGCGCGGCCTACAACCGCGCGAACCAGGCGCGCAGCGACCGGTTGAACCGCCTGGCGGCGCTGGCGCAGATCGGCCAGACCAGCACACAGAACGTCAGCGCCTTGGGCGCCCAGACCACGGCATCCAACAATGCCTTGACGCAGGCCGCCGCCAATAATGCGGGCGCTGCCACGCTGGCCCAGGGGAATATCTGGGGCAATGCAGGCAACCAGATCGCTGCGCTGTATGGCCGCAATGCCGGAGGCAACGCCATGCAGGGCATCACAGAAGGCGCGACGAACCAGACCGCCAACTTTAACGACTACGGCTTCGGCTACTCGCCTTGATCGGGAATTGAAAAATGGCAGACGATAATATTTTCCAGCAGTATCTGCGGCCGCCGAAATCGGTCATGGAATATACGGCTGAGTATGATGCGGCCGATTCGCGCAAGAATGCCCTGCGTCAGAACGCCCTGGAACTGGCCGCGGGCCAGCAGAAATATAGCGACGGCGTGCAGTCTCGCCAACGGGCCGACCAGCTGCGCCAGGCGCTAATGGGCTTGCCACAAGGTGCCACCGACGATCAACGCATCCAGGCGATGCGAGGCACGGCCTCGCCGGAAGGCTTCGCAGCGGCCGACGCCCTCGACAAGTCGCTGATCGAGCGCCGCAAGGGAACCGCCGCCGCCGACAAGGACGATGCAGAAACTGCTGTGAAAAAGCTGGCGCAGTCGACCGCGTTGCACAACTTTCAGGCGCAGAAGCTGGCCATGGTGCAAAGCCCTGAGGATGCGCTGGCCTGGGCTGATGAAAGCCGCGCCTTGGGTTTGTTTTCAAAGCCGGGTCAGTACGAACAAGGTATTGCTCGCATCCAGGCCGCCGCCCAAGATCCAAGAGCATTTGCGCAATGGAAGGCTGATGCAATGCGCGGTGGGCAATCGGTAACGGAACAGTTTCAGCAGGAGCTCGAGCAGCTGAAGCAGCGGGAGCAAGTGCGCCAGTTCGGCATCACTGACCAGCGCATCAAGTCCGAGGGCGATGCAAACCGTGCTGTGACGGTATCCGGGCAAAATAAGGTCGATGCGCGTGCGCGTGAGTCAGCGAGCCAGGGTCGTGTCCCCAATGGGTATCGCGCCAACCCGGATGGAACCCTCGCATTTATCCCTGGCGGCCCTGCTGATCCGGCAATCGTCAAAGGCAAACCAACCGAGTTTGAGGGTAAGAGTGCAATCTTCGGCGCTCGTGCGGAGGAGGCTGACAAGATTTTGAACTTGATAGACTATAGGCCGGCAGCAGTCAATGCAAAGCGCTCCGCGGAGGGCTTCCCGCTTATCGGTGGCGCTTTAGGGGCTGCCGCAAACAAGTTTTCGTTGACTGAAAATGATCAAAAGGCTGAACAGGCCCAGCGCGATTTTGTGAATGCAGTGTTGCGGCAAGAGTCTGGTGCTGCTATTGCCGCATCGGAATTCGACAATGCCGTCAAGCAATATTTCCCGCAGCCAGGCGACAGCGCTGGCGTGATTGCTCAAAAATCCAAGGCCAGAAAAACCACGATCCAAGGTTTGAAAAGGAACGCCGGAAACTCTGCATTCACGGCAGATTCGGGTGCCGCGAAGCCATCCCTAAACGACATTTTCAAATAATCCATGGCTACCGTTCAAGAGAAAATTGCCCAGGCTAAGGCAGCCGGTTATGGTGACGCTGAGATTGTCGGCCACCTGGCCGCCATGCCTGAATATGGTGAAAAAATCAAGGCAAGGCAGCGTCGAGCGCTGGATACAAGGCATCGGATATCGTCAATCACCTTGGCGGAAATCAGTCCTCCGAACCCGCTGCAGGGCCGGTGCCATCGGCCAATACGAATGAGGGTACGTTCCTGGGCGGCGCAAAAGCCATGACGGCTGGTGCCGGCACCAGCGTCGGCCGCCTGGCGCTCGGCGCCCAGCGTTTGTTGGGAAAATGGTACGGCGTTCTCGGTGATGCGACCAGCACCTCGACGCCATCCATGTCCGACCTGGTCACCGGGAACAGGCCGCCGCCGAACATGCTGGCGCGCGCCGGGAAATGGCTGGTCGACGATGCCGACGCCGGCCGCGCCCGTCTGACGGCCGACCTGGCGCCGTACAAGGAAGCCTATCCGATTGCCACGGGTACCGGTGAAGTGGGCGGGGATATCCTGGCCACGCTGCCAGTCGGCGGTGCGGCAGTCAAGGGTGGCGCCAAGCTGATGCAGATGGCGGGGATGGCGCGCGCCGCGCCCGGCATCATGGGCACTGGCGCCAAGGCGGCGCAGGCGGCCGGCATCGGTGCGGCGTATGGCGGCGTTCTGGGTGCAGCGCAGTCCAAGGCCGATACCTTCGCGGGTACGCTGGGCGACGCAGCCACAGGCGCGGCTACCAGCGCGGCTCTGGGTGGTGTGGCCTCGCCAATCACCGGCGCGCTGGGCGCCGTGGCAGGCAATGTGAAACAACGCTTTTCCCAGTCATCCGCCCTCGAATACGCAAAACAAAAGGTAGCCGAGGCCATTGCGCGCGACGCACGCGGCACCCTGGCGACCGGAGGCTACGTCAACCCGCTCACCCAGGTGGCCGCCCGCTTTGGCAAGCTGGGCGACGAAGCAGTGCTGACAGACGCCGCCGGCCGCAATACGAATCAACTGCTCGACACGCTGGCCACCCTGCCCGGCCGAACAAAGGAATCCGTGTTCAACCTGCAGCGGCAACGCACGGCCAGCGTGGGCGATCGCATGCGCAGCTCTGCCGAGAAAGCCCTCGATACGCAGGGCCAGCGCCTGCCGACCACCGTGGACGCTTTGATCGCCCGGCGCACGCGAGATTCGGCACCGCTGTATGCGCAGCTGCGCCAAATTGAGGTGCAGCCATCAGATACCTTGAAAGCCATCGTTGCCGACGCTGACAAGCTGGGCGCCGTAGCGCTCGGCCGCAAGATTGCGACTGGTTACCAGCAGCCCTTTACCATCGACGGAACGCCCGCAGCGAATGGCATCATGAACCAGTCCGGCAAGTGGGGAATGGGCGACCTGGATCACGTCAAGCAAGGCTTGGATGACCTATTGAAGTCCTCGAACGCGACGAAGCCTGATGGCACCGTGACGGCGCTGGGCCGCTCGATCACTGACTTGCGCAGCAAATTAATCAACGAACTCGACACGGTCACGACCGACCCGCAAACCCGGGTATCGCTGTATCAGTCCGCTCGCAACGCGTTCTCGCAACCCAGCTCCCTGATCGACGCGGCCAACGCCGGCAAGCAGTCCATCAATCAGGGTGAGTCCAGCATCAACACCGTCGTGCGAAACATGAGCGACAACGAGCTGCAGGCCTTCCGCATCGGCGCCTTTGAGGGTCTGCGCGAAAAGCTCGGCACCCAGGGCGGCCAGACCAACATCATGAACATGTGGAAAGAGCCGGCGACGCAAGAGAAGTTGCGCGCGATTTTCGGAAGCCAGCGCGCCTACCGCGAGTTTGCCGCTGATGTGGCCAAGGAGGCGCAATTGAAGCGCATCCAGAGCGTGGGAGTGGGTTCGCAGACGGCGGCGCGCCTGGCTGGCATGGGGGATATGGACACGCGCGTGCTATCCGAGGCAGGTTCCAGCCTGGCATCGGCCAAGGCAGGCAACCCGCTGGCCGCCATTGGCGCCGCCAAGAACGTCTGGAACCGCGTGGCGGTGCCCGAATCCGTCCGTAACCAGATGGGTGCCATGCTCTTGTCGCGCGGCGCTGAGGGCCAGCAGAACATGAATGCCATCGTCAAAATCGTGCAGCAGCTCAACGACCGCAATTTGATGCTGAATGGCGGCGTCGGCGCTCTTGCTGGCCAGGCCGGCGGGAGCCTTTCCGGCAATCTGTCGACTCCAGTACGCATCCAGCAGCAGTAACTCATACCCCGCGCACCAAGCAAGCCGCCCTTCCCGGCGGCTTTTTCTTTTCCAGCCTCGCTCATGCGGGGCTTTTTTGTTTCCAGGGCCAACCATGTCAGCAAGCCAGCCAGCACTTTTCAACGTCCAGGAATTCACTGATGACGGCATCACGTTGGTCGGCGGTCGCCTGTACACGTATGCTTTTGGCACTACGACACAGAAAGTGGCCTATACCGACCCAGAGGGCACGGTGCCGCAGACCTACACGGCCGATGGACTGGGCGGCCAGTATATCGCGCTCAATGCGCGGGGGGAGTTGCCGACGCCACTGTATCTGGCCAGCACTGGCGCGTACGACATCAACCTTAAACGTGCCGATGGATCGACGGTTTGGACGCGCAAGGCGGAGGGGGTGGGAAATTTAGGATTTGCACTCGCATCGCCGTCTGGATCGACGTATATCGGCAACGGCGGTGAAAGCGTGGCTCAATCGTTTGAAGCTTTGCAGCTGCTGGATTACGCGGCGGTGCGCGCTTCGACAAGTCCTCGCAAAAGCATCTATGTAACGGGCATCATGGGCCAGTCGTTTGGTGGAATTGCCGGCATGTTCCTGCGTGACGACTCCGATACGACGAGCGCCGATAATGGCGGCACGACAATTGTTCGCGCTGATGGCATTCGATACAAGCGCGCGGGCGTGGAGCGCATGAACATTCTGTGGTTTGAAGCTGTTCCAAGCCAGCTTATCAACAATTCCCCAATGATCCAGGCAGCCGTAAATGCCGGTAAATTGATCGGGGTTGGTATATACATTCCATCTGTTACGGCTATCGGATACCGAATTGACCAAGGGATTGTTCTACCTGAGTTCTTCGTCGGCATCATTGGCGATAGCTCTGTTTTTTCAACACTTAATTACACCGGACTTGGGACGGCAATTTCTTTTGCAACAACCACCGGCAAGCTCGGTGTTTACTCAAACTTTCAAGTTCAATCTGGATTATCAACGGATAGTGTAGCCACACGAAGGGCTGTTGCTCGTAATGGTATTTTTTGGAAATGTTATGGGGGCCAGGGAGAAATTAAGAATGTCCGCACTTTCGGGTTTAATGGCTTTGGGCAAAAGTACGAAGCCATTTGGGATTCAATCGTGGAAAGCCCCGTTGTCGAAGAATGCGGGAACGATCTGGAATATGCTTGGGGTGTCTTCAATGGGACAGATACATCAAACCACACAAACTTCAATCGAGTGCAGATCGAAACTTGCCACGGGAAGGCGATGTATTTTTCTGGGTTGAATAACGTTATGATCGGCCTACACTCAGAACGGACAATTGGCAACGGGACGGATTTCACCCATATCATCACTGGTGACGTTTCCGTGATCGACAGTCGAATCGAGGGAACCAGCAATGTAAAAACACAAATTGGTGTGGCTACTGGATTTTTGCAAGGACTGAAAATATTTTCTGGTCCTGTCGAGTTCCGCTACAGCAGCCGCTTAGCAATTCAAGCAATGATCGAGGGCTGCAATTTCGGCGGCGACGTAAGCATTCCATCTGGCAACCTTCGACAGTACGAATTTAAGGCATGTGGTTTTGGTGCTGCTGTCAATATTGGCTACTCCGAGAAGCAGACTGTTTTTACAAGTTGTTTCATCACCGGGGGCATGACGCTTACTGGAACGGGGTGTCGTGTTGAATTTTATGGCGGCTCCATTTCCAACAATATTATTACAACAGGCGGCGGCAATAATTCCGTGGAAATTCACGATTCTGTCCTTGCATATTATCCGACCGTGGATTTTGTCTCAATATTCAATTCAGACGTCCTCAATGCTCACGTTACTCCTTTCGGTCAAAAAGCAGTTTCCACCAATGTAATTTTTTCTGGCACGGTGACAATTGGCAGCGGCAATGTGAAATGGTCAAGTTCTGGATGTGAGTATAAAGCTGGCGTGACACTCGGCGCTGGAACGCCCGGCTGGAAATTTGGTGCCGGTGACTTCGTAAGTGGAGGATCCGTCTCGGCCGGATTACTGGCAGCCCCTTCAGGTGCAAACGCCGCATTCTCCTTGGGTGAGCGTACCTATAGGTTAATTCCAGCAGTAGGACAGCCAAAATCATGGGTATGTACCACAGCTGGAAGCGCTCCTACCCTCGCCTTTACCTCCGAAGGAAACCTGTAGGAGGAATGCGCCCCCGATTCAAAGATAGACCCGCTTCGGCGGTTTTTTTATTTCCACCACCTGAAAGAGACTACATGGCCCTCGAAACGACCGCCGCCGGCGGCGCACTGATTAAAATTTTTGGCATCCCGGTCCTGGCCGGCGCTGCCGCAACCTCACTGGGGTTCATGTTTATGTGGCCAAAAACTGCCAAGGAAGCGGGCGTGCGCTTCTTCGTCACCATTCTGTTTTCCGCCCTGATGGGCCCGGCCCTGGTCGTGGTCGTGCGCAACTGGATGCCCGGCCTGTTCGACAGCGCGCGCGCTGTCGCCGTGCTGTACGGCAGCGACCCGGCGCTGGGCTTCCTGTTCATCGCCGCGCCGCTGATGGTGGCCGCCGGCCTGCCCGCCTGGGGGTGCTGGGCGCCACGGTGCGCTGGTTCGACAAGCGCCGCGACAAGGACATTGGCGAGC